AATCTGTGCGCTTGTAAGCTGGTTCTGCTTCTTTCGGACTGCATCCTCATTTCTGTTTTCTGCAGATTTCATTTCTTCAAGCTCACGCTTCAGAATTTCCACCTTATCAGAATAAACGTCCGTCTGTTTTGCCAGATATTCCTGACGGTCTTTTAACTTTTCAACTGCAGTAGTGCTGTCATCCCATGCCGCTTTTGCAAGTTTAAACGAATTACTATTTTCCTGAACGGCTGTATTTACCTGCTGCATCGTCTTTTGAAAGTCTGCTGCACCATCTGCCTTAAACACTAATCCAACTCTCTTCAGTTCATCCGCCATATAACGTTCTCACCATCCTCGCTTTCTTCTCACAGAATATCTCGTATTGTTCGCAAAAAAAGACGGGACATGAATGGAAGAACTCGTCCTCTGTCATTCCCATCTCTCTCGCATCAACCATATATTCAGCCCAATTTATCTCGAGCTGAATGCTTTCATCTGTGCTTTCGATTCCTCTTTTTTTTTAATTTTGTCAACTTCTTTCTGATAAGCCTCTACAACTTCAAGAAGTTCTGTTGGATCCGGTGGCACAAGCTGAAGTGCTTCATCAAATGTCACTTTTCTCCCATTGCTTCTTACCATTGCATAGATAAGCTTCGCTGCAAAATTCATCTTGTCGCTGTCTGTTGCTTTTCCAATCTTTTCAAGTTTGTCTATTCTCCGTCCAAGCTTTGAACCACCTATCTGATCAAGATAATAAATAGTTCCAAAATTCATTTTGGCTTCTATTACCGTTCCATCAGTCAATCTTATCATCTTACCTTTATTCATCTAATCAGACCTTTCCACTCACTTTCCCAACTGCTACCACAAGATCATCTTTTGTAAGTACCGGCTTACTAAAGAATTTTTCCTCTGTGAGTCCTTCCGGTGCAGATGCACTCTCTACCCTTGCAACAATGTCTCCATCCTCATTGAATGGATATGCTTTGATTTTGATTGTATCTGTCTGCTCGTTTGCCTTCTCCTCAGATGTTGATATATCATCAGAGTTCTCACTTAGCTTGCACTTCGGATACCAGTCGTATCTATATCCGCCTTTTCTTAATTTGACCACCTTACCATAAGCAAAATATGGTCGTGGTCTGTTTCCACCTGAAAGAATAAGACCATCCGCATCAACATTGTCACCACGTAATTTTGCAAGTGTATCAGCTGGGAAAGCAACGACTTCAACTTCAATATCCGTTGATGTCGTGGAGATATCGCTGTCATATACTGTACCTGAAGCATATGTATCAGAAGCCTCTCCATTTTCCGTGACTTTTACACTTTTAACTACTTCTGTCTTCTCCACCTCTTCCGCAAATGTGGATGTCCACCTGCCATCTGTATCCATTGTATTGAAGCACAGATACTGAGCTCCTACAGTCTCCTTCATTGGTGGTCGCTTAGTTTTAATTGCCATAATTGCCTCCTGTTTTATAAATCCAATGCTGCTATCATTTTTTTATAGTATCTTTCTTTGTTCTGTTCAAATAATGGTTTCAAGTGAGCTTTGGCGCTCATTTTTTTCGTGCCATGTTCAAGCATCGGTCCGTAATACTTGCCCCATCCCACATCTATTCCTGTCTTATCACGCTTATAGCTAAATGAGTCAACCAAATGTGTATATCCTGGAGCTGTGACCTTTCTTCTTGGCTTCGGCAGGCGCAACAGGTCGTTAACAAACTCCTTTGCGCCCTCCTCTATTGCATCCAGAGCGCTTTTTTCGTCCACTTTTGAAAGATAGCTTCCAAGCATATCCTGAAATTCTTCCATTCCGGAATCTTCAAATGTAATATCATTCATTCATCGTCTCCAGCGAGAAATACGAGTGCCAAATTTTATCGTCTGTAATAAATTCATGCAGGATAGTTGGGTGTAGTCCCTTTTTGCGCATCATATCTCTCAGCATTATCAGCTTTTCATTTCTTGGTGTGCGAGAATAAAAGCTCACCTGCCATGTGATTTTATCTTCATAGTTGTCACCTGATGCCATCACATCATCCCATGCTATTTCCCAATAATCAATTCTCGGAAACTTCTTTCCATTATCAAGATCAGATATTCCTTCATTGACCGGACAGCCAGTGGCATGTAACATCTCACTAAGTTCCTGTTTCGTCATCATATACCTCCCTGTCATATGCCGGAGTCTTAAGTGTCAGTTCTGTTTCTTTGAAACCGTCTTTAGTGGTCACGTGAGCCACATTGTATATCTCATGCTGTGCTCCATCTATTACACAGATGCACTTGCTGTTGACCTGCTTATACTGTGGAATACTGATTTTCATTGTAACCTCTATTCCATCTGCAGACAGCTTAGCTCGTGTTGTATCAAATACAGAAAGCTCCCTGTACCAGATATGCATCCCGGTAGATCTTACCTTTTCCACCGGAAAGTCCTGCAAATTATCCTCCTCTATCCTGAGAAGTTCCAGCACACCATCTGTATATTCAGGCATTGCCATCCACTTCCACCTCCGTTTCCATCTGCCACGTTAAAATCATACTTGAATAATTATCCATAAACTCACTGACTCTATGATGATATGCATAATACATGTAATTTTTAAGCAGCATCCTATATGTCAGATCTGTTGTGATATTGCAGCCGGGATTTAAGCTCCCGACTGTACATTCACCCTCTCTTGCAAGATTTGCAAGCTGACTGTCTTCGTAATATGGCGGAATCTGGAATTCTGCCCTCATCTCTGATACCAGTGCTGTCAGTTCTGTGTTCTCCATATTACTGCCTCTCTTTTATTATTCCTGTCCAGCCTTAACGATTGTAGCCTGTGTTACAGGGAGCACATACTCCTCCAGCTTAGTTACATCAAAGATAACTGCAACATTGTCATCTACGGCACGGCCGTTTGCATAACATGATGCGATAATGAGATCTGCATTTTCCATAGCCTTTGTCTGGTCATACTCATTGACTCTCACACCTGTTGTTCCCATAGTGTAGTATCCTGCAATTGTAAATGCAGCCTTACCCTTCGGACAATTTGCATCTACGATTTTCTCGATGTCAATGAATGACTTGTTGACATAGCCGCCTGTCAGAGCCTCTCCATACATGCATGGATCCACATATTCTGCCTCGTCTGACGGATTGCAGATAAGATACAGCTTGTCTACAACACGCTTACCATTATTGGTAAGAGTCTTTCTCACATCTGAAAGTCCTTTAGGGCTGAATTTTGTGATGTTTGTCACAACCGTCTTAGCCTTGTTGGTACCGTCGCTGTTTGATGTTCCAATCTGACGGAAAATACCAATCGGTCCTGTCTTTCCATCTCCATCAAGATATCCCTTTACAAGACCATCCTGCATGGCTTCTGACAAAATTGCCATAAAATAACGGTCAACAAACTCAAGCGAAAGCTCTCTGATTGCCTTTGGAATAACTAAGTAAGCGGTGAGCATGTGAAGGTCAATGTTAAGTGCTGAAATCTCTGTGCTCAGCTCGCCCTTAACTGAGTCTGTAAGAGCTCCCCATACTGCTGCACCTGTATGTGATGCAACAATCCACTTCTTGACATTGGCAGGTGCCATGTTGACAAGCTTAAGGATTGGTGATGCTTTCTTGACATCATCAAGTGTTCTGTCAATGATTTCAGTCGGAATGATATCAATCTGATTGGCCGTGATTGACTGCTTGATATCTTTGAAGCCTTCATAGAATTTCTTTTCTTCCTGTGAAAGATTCCTGAGTCCAAGCTGCTTCTTGAAGTCGGCATCATGGCTGGCTCTTTCTGCCTCAGCAACAACCTGATTTACTAAGTCCTCATGCGCTGCCTCCTGGATCATCTCAATAGACTGCATGATAGCTTCAGCTTTCTTCTCTGCCGGAGCATCATTGAGTAACTGCATTACTTTTTCCTGAACTTCTTTGTTGATAGATTCAATCTTCATTGTTTTCCTCCTTAATTGAAAAATGAGCCCCAATCGTTGCTCTTAGGTTTATCTGCTTCTTTATGTGTCAACTGATAAAATTCAGCTAACTGCCTCTCATGTTCGCTCTTGTTACAGAGCTGTTTCTTCAGCGCCTCATTCTCTTTAAGCACCTGCTGCAAAGTGGAATTATCCGGATTTTCCGGTTTATCAAGATTTTCCAGTCCAATTTCATCGATGAAACCATACTCTAATGCCTTCTGTGGTGACAATGTGGTCTCCTTGTGCATCATTTCACGGACTTCATCCTCTGAAATCTTTGCACGCTGCATAAATAAAGCTATGCAGCTCTCCATTGCAACATCCAGATTATCTGCCTCTGCCCTTAAATCTGCTGCATTTCCTGTTACTGTTTCCCACATATCATGAATAATGGCCGTGGTGCCCTGTCCCATTATTCGTTTGTCACACGCCTGTAAAATTGTGAATGCAATAGAATGACACACTCCCATTACTATTCCGGTCTTGTATGAACCATGCTGCTTGAGCATATTATAAATCGCAGTGCCCTGATCAACGCTTCCGCCGTTCGAATTAAAGTAAATCTTAATCTCATCTGTCTCCGGAATGGCGTCCAAAAGTTCTTTAAAATGCTTTGCAGATGTTTCAGAATCTTCATACTGCCATGTTTCCCAGTTAAAAGGACCTGTCTTTTTGATTTCGTCATATATGTAAATTTCATGAACATTGTCCTGCTGCTGGAATCTGTAAATTACATTTTCGTTCTTCATAATTCTGTTCCTTTCTCTTGATTACTGTTTAACGGACAGCTCCGAGATATCCGGATCACCTCCATCTAATCACTTTTAATTGATGTGCCATTGTCACCCTCCTCTCCATAATTTTTAGTCAACGCTCTCGCCTTAGAGAACTCTGTGTTAAGCAAGGGATATCCCACCATTGCTCTGATTTCGTCATACGAGAAGCCAATTCCACGAAGCTTATCAAGATTAACTGCACTATCCACCACATCAACATGTTTAAAGCGTGCCAGCCATACCATTACCTTTTCATTTTTCCTGCTGTAATCATCTTCCCCGACTATGTAGGCAGTCAGCGTATCGTTGATTACTTCCGCAACCGGGCCGACAGCATAAGTGATAAATTCATTGGTGGCATCTGACTGCTCTGTGATATTGCCATTAAATACTGCTTCCGGAATGTCAAAGGCATTGGCTGCTTCGTTGTTTATGGCCAAGGCAACCTTGGCAAGCTCCTCCGCTTTTGCGCTCGCATTTATCTGTATATTTTCAAGTGAGACACCTTCCGACTCTGTCATTACCGTCAGATCTTCGCTCTCAAGCATTCTCTTGATTTTCTCTGCATACATGTCCTTGGTGACTATCTTGTCAGTTCCATCAGCCTGCTTTTCCCTGAAGGACTGTGCTGCACCCAGCTTCAGTTTAAATTTTGGCTGATTTGATAGACGAATCATGTAATTAATTGCATTGAGCGTATTGTTATATTGATTCACAACGGACTCCAGATATACTCTTATCTTTGCATTGTCGTACCGTAAGTGGATCACCTCTGATGACATAAATTTTTTGTATAAACCATACTGTTCTCCTGCACATTCAATCGTTATGTTGCTATATATGCGCTCTGACAGCACACTGTTTGACACTTGCCATGCAGACGCTTTGTAATATTTGCCGTTCATCGGTATGATAAGCGCTTCCTGTGTCCATAACAGTTCTCTTATAATCCTTGTCCAGAAATAGGTGCCACACTCATGGTCATTTGGCATTACATTGAGTCTGTACTCTATACTGCTTTTCTGTGTGCTGTCTGTCTGAACTATTATGTCCGACTTTGCAATTGCTCTTGCAATCATCATCACAGCTTTTTCAATTGCCAGTTTTGACAGATTAAGCTTTTCCAAGTCAAGCGCAATAACCTCTGCCATAGACTGCATCTCTTTATTCTTTTTTTGAAACAGAAAATCAAACATTGCTGCCTCCTAAATGTATATTATTTGAACCTCCAGCTCATCTTTGCAGAACATTGCAGCATCAAAAGCCATGAACCCATCATTTTTCCTGAGCTTCGGTTCTACCTTTCCAAACATCTTATTGCCAAATTTATCTTCGGTAACACTTGTGTTGTTGGTGTACCAACGCATTATTGCTGATGCTCCAAAATTAATCATGCCCTGACTGAACATGGACTGGATAAATGGTGCAATTATTCCGGTTGCTGATGTAATCTTCCGGATCAGCCGGACTACACCGTTCGGATTCTTACGATCCTCAATCGTAAGGCCCCGTTCCTCGAATGCCATCTTAAACAGAGTGTAACGGTATGTATCCATTGCTATCTTCTTGACATCATATTCAGCACATCCTTCCATGCACCAATCAACTATGCTATTCACATCGATTACAGGTCCCGGTACCACCTCGAAATCATCAAATTCGGTCTGCCCTATGTTCTTAAGCGGGAACTTGATGGAGTCTAAAAAAGGCGATTCTGCACAAATCCATGTGTGTTGTCGCCATATATATTCTCCTGATTCAGTTTTTGTCAAAACTCCCGCCGATGCAAAGTCCCTTATGTCGGCATAATCGATTCCAATTACAGCCGGCTGCCCTTTTGTATCGATTGTCATTCTTGGCTTTTTCAGTTCTAATTCCTCTGTCGTACTGCCCTCATAACATGCACGCAGTACATTCAGCCATGTTGTGACCGTTTCCTCTTCCTTTCGTGCCGATCTGTCCATTCGTTTTGTAATAAATTCCGGTCTCTTTGACGGTATCTTTTTCATTTCAAGATAATCGTGCATTATCTGATTGGCCAGAATCGGCATATACTCCATTGATGGGTTGGCTTTGTGCCATGCATCAGGAATATCAACCTCTTTCATGCTGTCAATTTCGCAAATGAATGGATAATATCCCAGTGGATTTTCACCGGTCTCAAGGATTTCAGCGCACATTGATGAAATCTCATCCAACGGACCGTCTCTGACGTAGCCATCTGTGGTGATAATAAACTCTCTGGAATGTTTGACTTTTCCGAATGAAGACTCAAACACATTTATCTGATCATAATTCTCGTAAGCATGAATCTCATTGAGCACCAGGCATCCGGTTTTCTTGCCGTCTTTGGTTTTGGCATTTGAAGTGTTATATTTCATTTCAGAGCCTGTTGCAAGGTTCGTAATCAGCTCCTTTGTTACTGAAAATTTTCCTTTGAACTTTGCATTTTCGTGGAGCATGTCATAGGCAACCTTGAAAGTGTCCTTGACCTGGTCTTCTGAATTGGCCACAATCTCAACATGATAATTTCTGACACCATACAGAGGTGTCTGCATAAAATTTGCCAAGGGAACAATGAAGCCGTCCTTTCCGTTTCCACGTCCTTCTTTGATGAAAAACTTTGGGAATACCGGAATATCGTCTTTGTACATGAATACAAACGCGTATATGAACTTCTGATATGGAAAAAGCTCATAATAATTTACTTTGCAGTATTCGAGACAATTCTCATAGGTCTCTTTATCGAAAAAAATATCATTCCGCTTAAGTAATGGCTTTACAATGTTCTTGATAAGCTGTTTTCGCTTTTTGTTTATCCAATTCGGATGTTCTTTGACATATTTGAGATAATCATCAATTTCCTTACAGATAACCATCTGTTGCTTTTTCCGGTTCAGGTACCGGATCCTTGAGTCTCAGATCAGCTAAAATCTTGAGCATAGTTGCTGTTGTTTTTTGCAGATTGACAACAGAATCATTTGTTTTCTCGACTACAACTCCATTTCCATTAATGGTCTTGTATCTGAGCCCTTTGGACTTGATATCACTAATCAGCTTCTTTTTCAGTGACCAATAATATACATAATCGTCAATCATGTCTTTGTAAAACTCTGCATTCATTCCCCGAAGTTCCAACTGCTTGACCAGAGAATCTCTTATTTCCGTTTTTGTCAATCCGCTCACCTCCCTTTTTCTCAAAATATGTCTGTTTTTTGTGTATAATTTGCATATTTTTTAACGGTTTTCATTAAAAAAATAACTGTATTTTTGTGTTCTTCAAAAAAATTCTTCTTAAAGTAATTTTTGAAATTGGTACCCCTTGCCCTTTTCACGCGAGATTTCAAAATTTTTCCGGAGTCATGCCCACATGCCCGTTCGCCATTCAAGAAAATTTCGCAAAAATTGACCGGGGGGGGTATTACCAACGCTCCCGGCTCGCAAGTTTCTTTTTTCTTTCAAACTTGTGAGGCACTCTGCCATGTCTGATGTTGTGACAGCGAACGCACAGACTAATAAGATTGTTATTATCCAGTGCAAGCTCCGGATGCTCCTTCAGTTCCTGTATGTGATGTACCTGCTCCGCCCTTGCTATCTTCTTTTCTTTCTCCGGCAGCCATTTTCCTTCTGCCACAGCCTTTTGGATTCTTGCCCTGCAGTCCTGACACTCAAAGCGATCCCGCTTTAATATCTCTATTCTTTTGGCTTGCCATGCCTTACTGTCATAAAACTTTTTTGCTTCTGTATCTGTCATTATTCCAAAATAAAAAGGACCGGCCCTTTTGCCAATCCTTTATGCTTACACTATATCACACATCAAACGGACAAAACGGACAACTTTATTTATTTTCTTTCTGAGACTGCTGCAGATATCTGTCATGTTGCTTTCGCGCGCTCTCGGCTGTAATGCCTATCTTCTGTGCCACTGTGTTCCAAGAATAGCACCTGACATGACGATACAGCATAATCTGTCGAATGACTGTGTCGTCTATTGATATAATCCACGAGATAATTCTGTCCTGCTGCTGATTGAGCTTTTTCTTTTTGACTTCAATCAGCTCTCTTACACTCACAGCCTTAATTGCCAAGTCTGCCATCGGGTCACTGCTTCCAGCGCCCGGAGTGAATGGCAAGCCTGTAATCTGCATTGCTTTTCCTTCTGCTTTGCTTTCAATCAGCTCCAGTTGTTCTTCCCACATCTTGATTTCTTTTTTGATATAATATACGCTTGTTAATTCTTTCTTCGTCATTTGTCACTCCTCAATTCCGAACCATGCGAGCATAGATATAAAATGCTGCATTGATACCGTTATACTTGACCTCAGCGTCCAGGAACTTGTAGCCCGGATATTCTTTGGTGAGCTCTGCCTCTAATACTGTGTGGTCTTTGGCCATCTTCTCAACGCGGCGCTTCTTGAACTTACTATAGCTCTTTGTCGGCTCCGGTGGCTTCTTTAAGTTTCTTGAGCTCACCCACCGCTTAGTACCGTGTGGATTTCTTGATATATATTCTCCTAAACCTGTGATGAGAAAATCATCATCAGGTGATATTCTTCGTGTATTTGGTCTATCACATTTATTCCAGAGTGATTCCAGCTCGTCTCTGTCCATGCCGTCTCCGGTCATGAGAATGTGAAAGTGTGGTCTCACATACCCATCAAATGCAAGTATATATATGTACTTGATATTTCCCAATCCTTTTCTTTTTCTCCGGTAATTTATCTTCGCGATAAAATTCTTGATATCTTTTCTTGCTCTCTCTTCATCTGCCGGAAGCTTGTCATCGTTCCACCCAAAAGTGCACCACAAGTCACCTTTTCCAAAGTTTATGTTTCCAAGTCTTATCAGATACCGTCTTGCATTTTTATCATTCAGATTTCTTTGAGCTTTGCTTGATGGTCTCTTCTTAGTCTTCGGCATGTCACTGAGCCTTGAGTAGCTTGGGTATATCTGAGCTTCAAGGAGAGTGGTCTGTGACTTTATGTTGGTGCACTTCGTGGTGGCTGTTCTGTACAGGCAGTTGACCTTGCCCTCTTTGAGAAGCCTCTCAAGCCTCTCCTCCTCGATGTCATCTATGTATTTTTTAAAAGCCTCTTCGTAGTCGTAGTTGTCGTATCTTCTCATACTCTTAAATATAAAAATCCCTCATATGTTAATACCCATTACAAGGACGATAAAGAATTTTTATCTACTATATTATGGGTTTACTGCTGCCTCTGTGCCGCTCTCATCTTTCTGTTGTATTCAGCCTGATACAGCAGCTTTTTGTCTGTTGTCAGAACGACTCGTTTAAGAGTTGTCTCATACTTTTTTAATTTTTCGCACGTTTGTTCCCAATCTTTCCATGTTTCTTTTTTCACGCTATCTTTTTTCATGATTTTTCCTTTCTATATATGTAGAGACACAGCCTGCTTGTGCAAGCTGTGTATACATGTCTTATAGTATTTGCAGGCCGGTGTGCAGTCGATAGAATCAAATTCACACTTTTTGGTTTTTATTGGCTTTATGTCGCTCAATGTTCTGCTCTTCAACTGCTGCCTCCTTCGGCTCATATCCCATGCACTTTATCGGTCGGCTTGGTTTGCCGCATTTTTCGTAGTACTTACAGTTTATGCATTCATTTCTGTTCATTTTGTTGTTCCTTTTCTTCCTGAATCTTATCGTATTCTCTAATCAATAGCAGTCCTATCACAAACTCTGTTGTTCCGATCAGGACAATCGTTGAGAGAATTCCATATACTATAAAATCTATTCCTGACATATTATTCTCCTATTCTGCTAATATCCATATCTGATTCTTTCATCCTGCATTTCATCAATCGGTTGCACTTCCTTAACCCATATCACCGCGCCTTGTGGGTGTTCGTAATACCATATATCCTCAATAGGTTCGATTTTGGATAGTACCCATGCATAAGGAGTTTTGTATCTTTTCCTTAGGTCTGCATAAGTAATATAAACACAATGCTTATCCCTTTCATCTGCCCAATTTGAGTATGAAATAGGATATGCGGAACTAATGACAGCTGTTGCAACCACTCTATGTGTTCTGCTTTCTAGCAAATAGATTGTTTCATTTTGCTTTTTGGTATTGCTGCCCCTTATTTCAATGGTCTTTTTACCGCTAACAATAAGGTCTAACCATTTCTTTTTGATAATCAGTCCGTCCATGCTCTCTCCTGTTCTGTCAACTTAATGCCCTCCATACTCTATCAGATTCACCTATTTTCAAGTCTCTTGGAGCTACCTCTGTTACTTTACAGTTGCTCATATTATCACCTAGCGGACAGTTTTCACAGTGGGGGTTATCCTCACACACTGTCTTAATGATTTTCAGTGCAGTTAGAATACTTTTCGCCTCTACTACTACTCCGTCAACTTCTTTCTTTGCCATTATCTTTTACCTCTTTTCTTTTTCTTTCTCCTGATTAATTTTAGCGGGCAATCCGG